GGGCTACGGCCACAGCCGCATTTGCCAAAGTCTTTAGGATCTTCTTTAACTCTAATTTGCATCTTTTTCCTTTTCTGCTTCGTATACTCTTTTACGCAAGCTACTAGATGAGAAACTGTGATCTCGACCGTTAAAGTATAGACCAATGTTTCGTTTGTGGCAAATTTCTCTACCAGTGAACTCTTTACCTTCATACTCCACACCCAAGATGCGTACATCTAAGGGCAATGTTAAAAGCAAGTCTTCTAGATCTTTTTCAGTATTGTAAACCCAAATTTCATCAACATACTTATTTCCACGCAGTTGCATTTGGCGTTCAATGATGCTTTGAATAGGTTTATTCTTTGTTGCACGATCAAGTGTTGGGTCGTTTTGTAAACCTACAATTAGATAGTCGCATTGTGTCTTGGCTTCTTGTAGCATGGATACATGGCCAGCATGTAGCAGGTCAAATGTTGAGCAAGTGAATCCTACTTTCATGCTCTTGCCTGATATTCTGCAGAGTTGTACCATGCCCATGCAGACCTGACAATGTTGTCAATATTACTAGCATCAGGCTTCCATCCTGATGCTTTTTTAAATTTACGAGCACTGGCAACAAGAGTAGCAGGATCTCCTTCTCGTCTTGGCCCAGTATGTGTTAAGACTATTCTACCAGTGATACGTTCAACACTGGCGATGATTTCTTTAATACTGATACCTTGACCAGATCCTAGATTGAACTCAACGGAAGAATTGGGTGCCATACTTTCAGCAAGCAATGTTGATTGATAATGTGCATTGGCAATATCCTCCACGTGCAGATAGTCACGCACACATGTGCCATCTGCTGTTGAGTAATCGTCGCCGTTGAGTGTAAACACACCCTTGTTCACAATAGTTTCCATGATGCGAGCAATTAAATGAGTCGCTGCCTTCAATTGACCATGTCTAACTCTACTATCAGCACCACAAGCATTAAAGTAACGCAAGGCAATAGTTTTAAATCCATAACCAGTGGCACAGTCTCGAAGTACCTGTTCTGCCATTAACTTGCTCTGGCCGTAAGGGCTAATTGGTGTCTTAGGACTTTCTTCTGTTAGTGTGCTATCACCGGGGTCTCCGTACACAGCGGCACTGGAACTAAACACCACGGTCTTTTTCCAACCTCTGCTGGCCAGTGTGCTTAATAGTCTAGCAGTGGAACCTACATTGTTTAGATAGTAAGGCCCTGGGTCTGTCATGCTGGGGGCAACCAAACTTGTGCCAGCAATGTGAATCAATGCTGACGGATTTTTGTTAATGATTGAATTAATAAAAATAGGATTGGTAAAGTCGCCTGTGATGAAAGTATCCACAGTATCACGAATCCACGGAGCAGTGGTATTTCTGTCTACTCCAATAACACGATAACCAAGATCTTTAAATCTTAAAACAGTCTGGCCGCCAATATAACCATTACAGCCTGTAATTGCTACACACTTATCCATTAGTATTTTGCTCCTGCTACATGATCACGATATCTATTGCCTGCACGATTCCACTGCTCGCCGTTGCCTTGCATGATATCTAACACACGATCAATGGTGCCATTGTTCCAATCACTAATCTTACCTTGACGTACATGAGGTCCGCTTAACTGTATACGTAATTTGGAAACAGCATCATCAATACTCCATGGGACATAGAGTCTTGTGTGGTCGTTGGCGAATGTTTCAGGGAAGCTACGATAAGCAGGATAAAGAACATTACAGCCAAGAGCATCGGCTTCGCTGACGGTGTTTGAAACCCAATCTTGTAAAGCACAGTTAAACAAAACCCTACTATCATTGACAATACTATAATACTCATTTTTACTTAGATCCTCGTAAATTTTGAGTTTGCCCTCTCCTGCCATTGCGTAAGCACGTTCCAAATATTTAGGATTGTTACTACGCAACGGTCCACCACTTAGTACTGCAAACTCTGCTGGCACTCCTGGCCACTGATTGTTGTATGCTTCAATCATGTCCATAAAGAAGTCTGGTTGCTTCTCTTGGTCAAACCTTGCGGCAAATATAACACGGTTAGCTCTCTCGGGCCAAGACTTAATCTTGTTATTGACACGACCACGTACTTCTTCTTTGCCAAATGCTAGTCCGCTGATGTTATAGGTTGGAGCAGTCCAGTTTGCAATACGCATGTGGGCTACCATCTCTTCATTGGTGGCCAGTACAGTAGCAAACTCATTTACCATTGCTTCATATGTGCTCATCCATTTGCTCATACCCCATACATGAACAAAATCATCTGGGTCAATTGCCTGTGCCAAACAACGAACAAACACCTTAGGTCGTTGCTCTGCAGGAATCTGATCCATGATGTATGGCAAGCTTTCAATACCTGGCTGGAACATGTCTTCAAAGTAAACAACGTCTTCACCAGTGACATCACCTCGACGCATCATCTGCACTAAATTCATCATCTGACTCATACCAAAGTAACTGCGACCATGTGCGTCTAACACTTGTCCTACACTAATTGCTTTGGTGTTGTCAATTGTACTGCCGGGTACTATCACATAGTCAATACCTCGGCGTTTGAATACAGCTTCATTCCATTGTTGGAGTTGAAGGGTGTACCGACCTTCATATGGCTCCAAGCCCATGTAAAATAGTTTTCTCATCTTGTTCCTTGTATAGTTTAGTATAACAAAGTTTATATAGAAAAGCAAGGCCTTGCCTTGCTTTTTCTTGCCATATTATAGATTAGGCTACTAATCTTTTTGGCATACAGCACAAGCCATCTTCTGTATGGACTGTCTCTGGTGCCCATGCACTACGATACAAACCAACGTGGATCTTAAGTGCCTTGCTAGCACGTTCAGCACCACTTTGGATATAGATCGTATATGTAAAGCTACGATCTCCGCTGGCTTCGTGTGTACGAAGTTCTGGCAAGTCGATAGAGTAACCATAGATCATGCCATCCTTACATAGGTCTGTAAGGTACTGGTTGTACAAATCTAGTGGCATGTGCCCTAGGTCTGCTGTTAGTACACCATCGTACAACTCGCTAATTTTTAGCAAGTCAAACTTAACATGATTGATGTTAAGTCCAGCACGTCTTGGCTGATACTGTGGGTTATAGTTGCCACGCTGTTCACGTGGGCCACGGTTGTCGCGATTGCCGCGATCGTTATTAAACTTAACGTGATTGTTAAGCGTACTGCTTGAGGCATCCATTTTCGCCATCCTCTGAAACTTCAATCCAAATTTTACGATCTGTGTACTTTGATGAGATTTGACCATGTAGGTCATCTGCCATCATTTCGCAGGACTTGAAATCCAATGCCAACGTTCCTTGGTTATATAAATTCTCCAACCAACGTTTGAACTGAATAAACTCAACATCTCTATCATCATGAAAGATTTCGAGATACACTTTAAAGTGGAACATGTGTCGATGAGGATGTCCTAAAAAAGAAACATCATACTCGTCACCTGTTGCCAACTTAGGATCCGTAAGTGCCGCCGGATACCTATGAATACCTTCCTTACGAAAGGTAACCCAAATCATGTCTTGTGACATAACCATTCCTTAGTCAATGTAGTTGTTAGCTTTTAAGTAGACCCACATCTTCCAGTCAATTGCTTGCATGAACTCTAACATCTTATCCATTTTAATGTTTAGTTCAGCAATACCATCGCCATCACCGCTAGCTTCAGAAATTGTTGTTTCTGCTTTAACAGCTTTACCAGGCAATGGTTTCTTTGTGGTTCTATTTACGTTACCAACTTTAACTTCTTCGTTGCTCATTTTGTTTCCTTAGTTTACAGGGTTATCGCCTACATAGGCATGCCACGGTGTAAATGTCTCTCTACTCATTAAACTATGTAAAGAATGGCACCATACACCAGGGTTCGTTGCATTAAAATCTTTATCATCAATTTTAATTGTTGTATTATAGTTAAGCAAACCAGTGTATGGCAGTTTCACCGAAATGTTAAGAATAATACGAGTTTTATCATCACTTGTTGCACTTTCTAAAAAGCCTTCGACTTGGCTTTGTGTTACATCTACAGTGACATACACTAGATATTCATCTTCAAGTAAGCCTTGTACCATGTCGTCCCATTGGCGCCAGGTATAATGGTCATCGTTGGCAACACCATGCAGACTCATGTTGGCACCTAAATAGATGTGCTTAATATTATTTTGGACTGCAATTTCTAAAATTCTGTCAACTGGTTGAACACCAACTACAAACAAAGTTTTCATTCCCTTGGCAGGAGTGTTCTCGACTTCTATTCCTAGAAAAAAGTCTTTTGCCACACGTTCAATTGTCATCATCTAACTCCTGTTCAAGTGCTGTTAAGTTTGCATCATCAAGGCTTGCCATGTCTTCTTCATCTGGAACTTCCTCGGCTGTATCAAAGATGTCTTTGCTTTTTGCTTTACGTGCCGCTTCAACACCACCAAAGCTAATTGAGTTAAGGAATGTGGTGTTATCAACAATCATCTGACGAGCATCTGCAATGCCGGTTGCTGGATCAAATAACACTTCAACAAAGTTATTAAAGTACAAGATGTCATTAGGAATAAACTCACTCAGGTTAGGAGCCTTCTTGCCATAACCAACTGCATCCTTATAGCTTACATCCGGATTTCTTGCGTACTCAATGTCTGCTAATCTTAATGTTTCTTGCACAGCTTGTATATGATTATACACGTTATGCGCCATGATAAGCAAGTACGACATGGTGTCCCATGAAGTCTTTCCTACCTTACCAATCTTGTTAGCATCGTTGTGTCCAAGATAACAAATGTCACCTGCTACCAAGCGTTCCATAATAGGACCTTGGTGAGGCATTTCCATAGTAGAACCTTTTAGATTCTTATCATCAACACTCTTGCCCATTGAATACGTTAGTTTCTGTGGAGTAAAGTAGTTGTAATTGTACGACAACGCATAACCACCAGCCGCAACAAACGGACTTGCCGCATCAAAGCTAATGTTAATATTAGGATTGTGATGCTTTTGTAACTGACGCTTGATAGATGTCAAATAGCAAGCCCACTTCAATCGACCAATGCCCAAGAAGTGGATCCAATCCTTGTCAGCAATAAGACCATCTTCAATCAAGTCCAGCATACGATTCAACACACTAGGCATGTGCTTCATATTGATACCAGCAAATGCCCAACCTTCTAGCGTACGATCCTCAGTATAACCCATCTCTTTAACAGAAGCAGGCGTACTAAAGTGTTTGATAGTGTCATACCACAACTTAGAGTTATCAGGTGTGCTACCTGAGATAACATTTAAGAACTTGGTAGCACCTGGAACACGATGCTTCATAAAGTAATGAAGATTGTGAACTGAAATGTCTAAGGTATCTTCAAACTTAGTAAGTCCAGTCTTGGCACTCAATGGAGGTACTGCGGCAAACGCAGGTACGTCAAGTGTCATGGACCAATCTGAGGTGTGTTCTAAGTAGCGCAGGATTTCCTCACGGAACTTATCGCCTTCTGCACCTTTGATGTTTGCCCAATCCATCTTGATAACACCAGTTGCCAATTGGAAACCAGAGCTGTCGCCTACAATAATAGTCTTAGTACGATCGCGCTTGTGAATCATTGGCTCTTTGTCATCACAACGTGTTAAGTTGCGATCGGCATGCCCTGCTGAATACAATGCTACACCATAATGATAGTACGAGTCAGTTGGCTTTAAGAAATTTACACCTTCCAGCCCATGTTCAAACTTTGCAGGGATACGTTCTGTTGGCACAAAAGCTGGATCACTGGCAATCTTACCAAGTTGCTTGGTATAGAAACCACTAATGGCCGGCAAGTAGAAGGCATAGTTGCCTTCCATTGCTCGTTTAGTTAAGTCGATTGTCATTGTTGGGCAATTACAAGATATTCATAGTCAATAACGCCAGAGTCAAATTCAACCTTGGCAACCTTTTCACTGATACTAATAATCGGAGTACCTTGGCTTGCTGTTTTAAGTGCAAGCAATAAGCTTTGGATTGGAAGTGTTACTGGACGCTTTAATGTTTGCGTTGTATCTGCAAAAACAAACTTGCCAGCATGGCCGCCACCGGCTGCACCACCAAATGTAAAAATTAATTTGCCATTGTCTGTGCTTGCTACTAAGTTAGGATCAATGCTGGCATACAGGCCTGCACGTTGGCTCAGCTCACTAATTTTATTTGCCGCAGGCTTAACGACTACATCCCATGTAGTACCTTTAAAACTGCGTGTCTTGGTCTTCATTAAGTTAGTTGGAGTCAAACGATACTCGTCTTTGTTGCCATCTTTACCAGAGAACACCAAACGATCAATATCGCTCTTGTTGTTTGTACCTGTAGCAACATTACTATCCTCACTACGATACAGGCCACTTAGACCCACCATAAAGCTTAGGTTAAGCATACCAAACTTTTCTGGTAGTTCGTTCACTTTGTCTTTGCTGGTGGCAAGAACAGTTAAACTAGAGTCTTCTGGGTAAGCAGTGAACTTGGTAGTATCAGTATCTTGTTCAACTAGGATCTCATCAAATGTTCCTAGGCTGGCGATGTTTTTTGCTACATCAAGCACAATATCTTTTAGCATTGTAATAATTCTCCATTCATGTTATCAAGTATAATATAATTTAGATTTAAAGTCAAGAGCAGTCTTACCGTTTTAGGAAAACAAGTCATCAATAAATCCTCGGTCCTTACTGGCATTCAAGTCCCATTTCAGGACACCAAGTAAGTTTTCAATCTTGGAGTCAATAATGGTTTCCTCCATTGCCCCATGATCAAATGGCAATTGCTTGAACCAATCCGGGAGGTTCATCTCATCAATTGGATAAGCAATACTGTTAATCTGCATTGGGTTGGATCGTAGCTTGCACACAATGGCCTTTTGACCATCTGTAATGTCCATGCTACGACGGTCACCAAATGCGTCTTTGAATCTATTCCAGTTAATGGCGGCCATAGCATGACCAACGCCGCACTTGCCTGTCTTGACATAAACATCTGTGTGCTTGGTCAAGTTGTTGACACGCTTGGGCGTACCTTTCTCCCAACCGGGGCGACTTTTGAACTCCTCACGGAACTGTTTGACACGAGCCATTACATCATGTTCACTTTTACCTTCAAGTGTCATGGTAAGTGCTTCTTCCAAGAACCTTTGCATGAACTCTGGAGTATCTGCCCGCTTCATGTCAAGACCCATGGCCTTGAGCTCACCGGTGGCACCATCCTTGTCTTTACGCTTGCCTTCTTTGTCATAGATAAGAACAGCATAACGCTTCTTGGTCATGTAAATGCCTTTACTGGCAACCAGTTCACGACCAGCTTTGATAATCTCACCTTGACTAGCAGGAGCATTGAATGCAGTATTCATAAACGCAGGGAATGTATCATTGACCTGGTCTGAGATGGCATCGTATAACTCAATGATCTTTTCTCTGCTCCAATCAATCTCACCACGTTCAATTTGTTCTTTAAAGATTGGATATGCGCTAAAGTAAACAGAGTCAGTGTCACCATAGATAATGGCCTTACCCATGTGATCCTTCTCACCTGTTAAACAATCATTTACACTTCCTGCCATGTGTCTGGCAACAAGGCGCCCGCACAATGTTGTACTTTGTCCTAGTCGTTGATCAAAGAATCTTGAACCTGCATTAAGCAACGCACCATAAGCTGAGTTTAAGTTAATCTTCTTGACCAGTTGTCGCTTGTCCCAGAAGTCAAACATATCAGTGCCATATGCTTCCTTAGCCTTTGCTTGTAGCTCTTTACGTTCGGCATACCAGCGTTCTAGTAGACCTGGAATCACACCCTTACTGGAATAGCTGAAGATTGTGCCATTACCACTGATCATCAAGGGCTTGCCACCATGAAACACAAAGTCATATACTTGGGCAGAACTCATTTCACTGCTGGTACCATCTGACCAATCAACAACTTCTGTTTGTCCAATATCCCTAGCCATGACTGATTCATATTCAAAGCAAGCAAACTTGCCCTCCCAAAATTCTGCAATGCCTTTACCACTTGCAATGAACTCGTCAATGCCAGCAAGTGTACGGCTCTGTCGAACCTGACCAATAATTGTCTCGGGGCTCATGTTAAGAGCACGGATCAATGATGGATACAGACTGTTAATGTCCATACTTCCAATCCACTCATGCATACCTTGTTTGGGTACAGCAACGTATGCACCTGCCGCGGCATTGTCTTTGACATCATCACTGCGCCTTGGACGATCTGGAACTACCATGCCTAGCCTATGTGCTTCATTAATAACAGCTTGATCAGTAACTGCCACTGCACCTAGCGTGGCACGTAGCCCTACACAGTTGGCATGACTAATAAGATTAGTAAGCTCAATAAACTTTAGCTTGTCATCCAGTTTCTTAAGCAAGATAACGTCTTGCCTGTTGTAAGCAATAAACTTTTCCCAGTCGTTATTGTATAACTGATCCAGTGTGCCTTCATAAGGAATCTTGTTCTCACCAAGTTCATACTCACCAATGGCATCCAAGCGATAGGTGTGCATCTCGTGATAGTTGTACTTTCGGTACAGTTCAAGATAGTCCAGGTGAACACGACCAATAGGATCATATGTTTCTAATGTCTTACCATACTTTTCAAATTCACGCTTTTTAGGGAATTGGTCCCATAGACAAATCCTGCGTGTATGCTCTTTGCCTAGTATGCGTGTGATGCGATTGGTAGTGTAAGGAATATCAAAGCCTTCACTGTTCCAACCACTTAGTACATCTGCATCATCTATCAGATCCAGAAACATTTCCAACATTTCTTTTTCGTCTGCACACAAGATTGTATCGTCAAACTTTGATACAATATCTTTGGCCATTTGGTCTGTCATTGCATCTGGTTTAAGAACTAATGTAATAGTTCTGTTCAGCCATTGTAGGTGTGCAGTGATGGCGGTGATATAATTGAAAGGATCATCAGGTGGCGCAAAGCCCTTTACCTTGTCATACGATACCTCAATGTCAAAGAATGCTACATGTAAGTTAGGTGCATCCTGACCACCATACACTTCTTCCAAGCAACGATTAAGCGGCTTGTAATCACTCTCACACAATTTCTTGTTGTTGTGGATTCTACGTTCTTTGTCAAAGGCCGCGGCATTGCTCAGTAGGATACGGCTAACAGCATCACCGGCAATGTTCTTATACTTGCCTTTGCCGTCAGGATAGTATAACACATACCTTGCAGGGTACTCCTTGAGTATCCTCTTGCCATCCACACGTTCTACTACGTGGATGATTTCTTTTTTCTTATCGTGATATGCGTCAACAAACATGTATTATGTATTTCTCTTTAGTAGAAGTTTCTAGCCAGCGCATCGCGCAACTTTTCTGGATCAACTTCAATCTCAAGTTCTTTGAGTGTATTAGTCATCACATGCTCTAGATCATCAAAACGATAGATAGAGTTGTGTAGACTTAGGAAGCCAGCATGTTGGGCCGCCGCATAGGCTTCTGGTCCCCAACCAAAGGTGCCATACAAGACACCTCGATAGCTACGCTTTTCATCAAGTTCACCTCGGCATAGCTTTTCAACTACAGCACAGAATGCCCATAGTTGTTCTTCCGGTTCAAGACTTGAGAAGTACGAATTGGCCATTTGCTGCCAGCTGTCAGAAGCCTTGGCAAACTCTTTACCAGATTCATGTAGTGCATCTAGCACTTCTTGTTTTTTAATATCATCGTTCATGTGCTAGTATAACAGATTGTTAACTCCATGTCAACTTGAACAATGCCGCTTCGTCTTGACTTTCAAACACAAAGGTCCTGCCACGATGCCTCCAGTGAGCCTTGCATTCTAGATTCAACCAATTGGCGATGTCAATGGCATTGCCATTGGATCTTAGGCTTGGCAATTCTACCTTGGTCCATCCACATGCACTTACCAGCATGTTGGTCAGGACCTCAAAGTCATGTTCCTTGGCCAGTTCTTCACCAGCTTGATCAAGATACTGTATGTCCCATTGTTGTTGTACAGCAGTTTTAATAATATTTGACATTACGAACCAAACCTTAAAATAAACATCATTGCTTCCTCTGCATCGTTAAAAGTTACTTCTAGAACAGCTGACAAAGATTCAGTATTCCGATACCTCACTTCGTATGCCGCACTGGGGCAATGCATATTCAACCAAATCTTAAGAATATCAAAACCAGGAAGTGGCGGATAACATCCTCGTGGTAAGTTGTATGGAAAGCAATCACAGATCCAAAGATCGTTCAGTCTCCACGACTTAACTATTTCAACCGACCAGTCATTGTCCATGTCATGACCATCTAAGAGTATACAACATTATAAACTGTTGAGCTTCTTCAGCAGACTTGAACTGCCAAGTATTGTAGCTGATCCTGCGAGCATTTGAATTTTCATTTGTCCAGTTGAGTACTTCTTCTATTTCATATGGCTCTATTATAACGCCAACAAACTGCTCTGCTTTATGCTCGGGGTTTTCGACCAGTTGAACAACATGTCCCCAGCTATTAGAGCGATGTTCGTATACGGCCTTGAACCATTTCATTTGTATACTACTACACCCTGTTATAACATTCTAATTAGGCCAACGCTGTCAATTGTGGTCAACAAAAGATAGTTAGCCAGCATGCCAAAAGATTTCCTAGTCCAACTAGCCCAAGCATACATAGCACAGCCAAGGATCCAAATGGGATAAAGAGTAAGAAGCGGTGGAGTGGGGACTGTGACCGCCATAGTAATACTGCAACCAATGCTAATAGCCCAAGCAAGCAACTCAACAGCAAAGCGAATTGGGTTAGACTTAAAGTCATCTTGAATCCACTCCAGTGTTGGTCTAAGAACAGTATCTAACATTACACTTTGTTTTTAGTGACAATTAGAATTTCTTCAACAGCTTCCAAATCACTTTGATCCTTATCAAAGTCGCCTTTGAATGCCTTGGTAATAGCTTTGGTTAGGACCGCAGGCTTAATTTCCATTTCTTCAGCAATGGCCGCTACCGTTTCTTTAAGGCCCACATTAAGGTCGTCAATTTCTCGTTTGACCTGGACGCCTTCTTGGATCACTTTAGTAAGTTTGGCAATTTGTTCTGGTGTAAAGCTCATGATATCTCCTGTTAATGTTATCTACATGACAAGTGTACACTAACCTAACGTAGAAGTCAACTGGTTCTTCGTTCAATATCTGCTTCGTCACACTGGCTACCAAATTGGATCTCGATAATCTTGCATGGTGCTGTAAAAGGATTTGATAGCTTATGCCATTCTCCTACTGGTATGTCAATTTGATCATGTGGTCCAAGAGAACGTGGCAACGAGTTGTCATCAAGTACATTACAATTACCTTCAACTACATGCCACAGTTCATTTCTGTACTGGTGTTTTTGCAAACTCAAACTTTGTCCTGGTTCAACAACTAATTCTTTAACCTTTGTACTTGGTCCAGATATCAAATGCTCGTACAGCACACGATAGTTTCCCCAGACTCGTTGAGTAACAGGTTGCTTCCAATCTTGTAAAAAGTTGCTACTTGATCCGCGCTTGTCTTCCCCACCTATGCCAAATTTAAAGATGATGTCAGTGACTGACATTTCAGGAATGTTAACAGCGGTACGATCTCCTCCATTGGCAAAAATAATTTGGTCGTTGGGGAATTCACGTTTTACTCGTTCAAGTAAACCAATGGCGCTATTGTCGTAATCTTCCCAACTCATAACATCGTCAACCTGCCGAAGATTACGCACAACTTCTGCCCTATGATGCCAAGGCATAAACGCCGCACCCTTTTTTCGAGCAAGCCAAGTATCGCTATTGACACCTACTATTAAATGATTACCTAGTTCACGTGCTGACTTGATCAATGCGATATGACCAGCATGTATTGGGTCAAACCCTCCTGAAATTACTACCACTGTTTTCATTTTATATTCCGTACTTGTTTACAAAGTTAGTTATCAATTGTGAATGACCTTGTTGAATATGCTTGTAGTTATAATCAACAATATCTTTTACACTAGCACTAACTTCTAATTTTTTCTCATCAGACCAACTGCAAATTTCTTTGATTAAATCAAGCACTTTGAAAAAGCGTTGTGTGTCGCTTGGTTCATCATCATAGCTCTCGTCCCATACATTATCAAATGTTTTAAATCCCTGATCTCTTAGAGCTTTCAAGCTACCTCTTGCTCCGAACATGATAAAAGGTTGTTTATACATGATTGGCTTATAACTTTTTTCAGTTAAGTGTACAATATTTGTAAAAAAGTTTGTTTCAGCAATTAGATTAACAAGGCTGTCGTTATAAAATTGTTCAGTTGAGTCTAAC